TCCAGGCGCCGGAGTAACTGAAAAGCCTTTAGTGTCTTAGCCCTGAGCGTCTCTGGCACGTCTAAACTCGCTGTCTTCTGGATTGGCTAATTGTACCCCTTTGTCTAATCCCCAGTGGAAAACCTTCTCCATAAAGTCATGCATCTCACCTTTCGTTAGAGTAGACGTTGATCTGAGTTGGTTCTCAATAACCGTACTGCCAACATGGATATTCTCAGTGCCAAGAAACTCATTTTTCATCAACTTCTTGACCATGTCAGGAGTCACACTGATCTTGCTTGAGAAATACTCTGACATCTGCCCACACCACATATGGAATAGAGCATTCTGACTGAGACTTCTAACCGTGGAATACGTTTCAAACTTCCAGGCTATAGGCCGGCTAAAGTCCATCTCATTCAATCGGTCATGAAAGTTCTTGATAACGTCAGGGATGTCCCGACGATGATTTATTAACCAGAATTCACCTCTCATTGAACTTATCTTTGAGCATATCCCAAAGATCCTCAATGATTAGCCTGATTTCAAACCAAAACCTCTCAAATAAATTAGTCATTGGCGAGCCTTAAAAAGTCAAATACGTCCATCTTCAAGTAAGCGCAAACTTTAACTACTAACGACAGCTTTGCGTCTTCTCTATATCGCCACTGAGAGACCTGCTGTTTAGTAATCCCCATCTGGGTAGCCAGCTCAATTGAACTGACCCCCAGTTTCACCTGTGCTAGTCTCAGGCTTTTGCCGAAGTTAAAACGGTAAGTCGTCATCTTCAATCCCACTTGCTGCCGGAGCACTTGAATTAAAGACATCCTTCATCTCGCCTCTCATGATCGGCTGGTTGCCAGAGTTCTCGTTCTTCCACAAAGAAAGATCCAAGGTCTCACCTTCTTTAATGTCTCGGTGAGCAACGACTTTCCCGCTTAATACAGGTGCCTTTGGGTGCTGGCTATCAGTCTTCCACAGGCTTACTTTTCCACGATTATCATATTCCATACATAGTTCCTATTTTCTCAAAGTTTAAGTTTAAATCCTCCAGTAGTTTTTCAACTGCCGCTGAAAGTCCGGCAATAAACTCATCGTCTCGTTTTACCTCCATAATGAGATTTAAGTGATCAGGGTGATAAGACATAAAGAAATACCTGTCAAAGTCCATTAACCACATAGTCCCTTGAACCTGAGCGTAATACTCACTAGGCATTTTTCCATTACTTGCACTCTCTGCAAGATACTTGACATGAACTGCGGGTGATGGGCATTTGATCTCAAGCCCTACACCGTCTACCAGCCGGTCGGGGCTGCAACCAACAGTCTGATCATCGTTGGTTACAAAGCCCACTTCTCGGCAGGGTAAGTCGGTCTGAAACTCAAACACCTTGGCTGCTTGTGGCTCTAAGTCATTACCACGCTGCATCCAGAATGATTTGAATCCTTCTTCTCTTTTACCACTCAACCTTTCGGCAAGAAGCTCATACATATACTTCTCGCCAGATGCTGACGGCTTGCCTTTAGGCGTTACAAGGTCCTTGAATTTAGACGCTGACGGCATCCCTAGTCGTAGCCTAAACCACGCCTCAGTGCCTTGCTCTACGTTGTGGATGATCATGCACTAGCCTTTTGATCGTATTTCAAATGATCGTTAACACACCACTTTTCAACCAAAGGACTGCCGCGTCTGCAAGCTCCTGAATTTTCGTGCGAAGAGATGTGAAAATCTTTGCAAAGCTTTTTGCTTATCTGATAATAACAATCATCATAATTAGGCTTTTTCTTGTTTTGCTTTAATTTTTTCTGATAAAGGTCGTCAACCTGAGAGTTCATTTCATAAGAACAAATAGCCATTTCAAGCCTGTCAATCAAATTCCTTATATCAGATATAGCATCTTTTTGAAGGATGTCGTAAGCAGTTACAAAGCCGTGATGTAAATCTATTACAGCTTCTCCTGCGTTGTCAGACCAGTAGGCAGTAAACAAGCTGCTCAAATCGTCGTCTTCATATTTTGTTGTAAATGCGCTTCCAGTTGATACATAGTCAAATTCAGATAATCTATCTGTAGCGAATCCTCCAAAATCTTCAACTTCGTCCCAATCTTTAAAATCACCCCATTTAAATTCTTTCATTACTTAGCCTCCTTAGCTTGCTTCTGCTTCTTAGCTTGGAGTTGATTCTTAGCCTGAGTGAACTGAGACTCGGTTAATTGTTTCAGATCCTTTACACCGTAAATTTCCAGAAACTTATTGCGATCAGACTTTGTTGAATCTAGCAAAGCGTCCAGCCATGCGACATTTTTTTTTATGACAGAGATGTTTTCAATGCCGATTGAAGTGTCAACCGTTAGATCTTGAGCGTCAGTATCTTCGTCCCCGCAGATAGAGAACATAGATTGACTTTGGAATCTCTTGAGATAGGTAGCTATAGACCCCAGGTCTTGCATAGGGTTTTTGGCTTGAGACGAGATCGCTACGCTGGCAACCTGACGAATCCACTGACCGCTTGAATGTGTAACCTGGGAGGTTACCGCAACTCGGTCGCCATAAGCTTCTACGGTCTGCATGAACGCTAAACCGTTAGCCGCAGCAACAGGTCTGATGCAATTAAGCACAGACGTTAGATCAGCGTACTTGTTCTTTAAGAACGTATTTTGAATGTTCTTCGCAGGATTGCGAATTTCGGCTTGTGCTTTACTTAAAGCAGCAGAGATTTCTGCTATGTTTTCGGATTGTTCCATCGTCTTCCTCCAGACAAATAGATATTGGAGGTAAGATTTTAACGGTTATGGCGAATAAGTCAACAAACTGAGTGATTAATTTAAGGAAGGAACGTGGTATGCTTCTCGGATTCTCGTGCTTCCTCCGCACACGGCCCCTTCGGGGGCCAACTTTAATAGACCCAAATAACCCTAGCACTTGTCCTGGTATCTACATGGACAAATCCTTTTGCCACGCCGATTCCACTGAATCCGAGCTTAATAGCTGCGGCAACCAAAAGATAACGCTGAACCCCACCATTAACAGCAATATCAGCAGCCCTGCCTGTCGTGTGCTGTCCTCCGCCATTAGGCTTTTTAGCTTCAAGACTGTGACGAGGAGACCGATACCCAGACGTAATGACAAAAGGAAACCCAGCTTCATGCCGTAGCGCGTCCAGCGCGTGAACAAATTCTTCTGAGATCTCATTTTCATTAGTCTCCTGACAAGCAAATTCTTCCAACGTAAAATACTTAAACATCACTTATCCCTGTGCACCCCTTTGTGCTTTTCAAATGTTCTAAGTCCGCCTAAACCTAGCATTCCCATGACTATAGGCATCATGGTTTCTAGAGGTATGAGCGGGATAGTTATGTCTATCTCCAAAAGCGCCATAGCAAAGTTGGTAAATGGAATTGTGATGTAGTTTCCGAACATCCCAAGTACAGCGACCCAGCCCAAAGCGGGCCGCCAACCACTTATAAACAGCGACTTGTGGGCCGCCTCAACCTGATTGATAGCCATTTGACCTTGAGCAATTTCTTGCGCGTATTTCTGCGACATTGTTGCAATTTCATGCGCCAAGGCGTTCTTCTGGTCTTTGTCCTCTATAAACTTGTCTAACAGTCCCGTTACAGGCCCGATGAGTTTTTCAATCATTCTTTAGCCTTGCCGATGTTAAACGCAAACATCTCTAAGATCTTATAGACTTTTGCGATAATAGCGTCATCTTTTGGAGTGGGAGTTAAGGCACAAATTGCGCTACAGAACGCCACCAGTGTTGTCGCTAGATTCAGATATTCCATCATTTTATTCTCCTTGGTTATTGAGCAATCGCATAAATAATAATGAAACAAGCGTACAAGCCGACCGCAACTAGACCACACGCAAACACGAGTCCTGCTATGTGCATTCGCCTGTTAATCTTCTGGATGTGCGCGTTCTTATCTTCTAATCTGGCCTTGCGAGCTTTAGCCTGAAAGATTATAAAGTCATCCCACAATCCAGCCCGTCCGTAGTAGACCATAAAGTCTTTTAGTTCTTCCTCAGCCTTTGCGATCTGTTCTAAGGCCATGAATTCTTCTGCGTCACTTGCAAACAAAGACTTCTTGTTCTTTTGCTGCCGAGCCTTGAGATCTTCCTTGCAGTTGACCATCTGACCGATCTGGCCAAAGCAATCGGACAAGTCTTTGCCGTTTCCGATGAACTCTTTTAGAACCCCGTAGGCAGCGTTAAATGCAGCTAATTCGGCAATCATCAGACATCTCGTTTAAAGATATTCTGAATCGTAGGACTTTCCCATATCCGAATGGACAACCAGATGATGGTTAAAGCAGATGCAAGAGGAGGCAACCAACCCGCCATAGTCGCAACAGTCCCAGTAACAGCTAATCCGTCTACTATTGTTTTTGCCTCTTCTTGCATCTTTGCACCTATTCCTCTACTGCTTCAAACTCAGGCTCTTTCAGAGACTTACTCAGCATTTCCACAAATGCTTGTCTGCCTACATTGAGTTGATCTAAATTGAATTGGGTTGACCTCACCTTACGATCTAAGTCGGTGATGTGATTAACCATAGTTTGTTGTTCTGGACTCATATCTTCCAGAACGTACTCTACTCCATCTACTGAAATTGGCGTTGTTTTTTTCTCAGCCATTTTACTTTCCTTTTATTGGTTTACCACGGAACCCCCGCAGCTTGGGTCGGGTTAATTTGCCCGTCAATGTTAGCCGCCAGTGACGCTTCAATA